ACTAGCCGACAAGCCACGAGGTAACTAGCATGATATACATGATGCCAATGAACGAGATACGCCAAAGAATAGCCAAACTGAAAGAAGTCAAACAATCTATAGATGATTGTCAGCTTAACTTAGATGCTTACATGGAAAAGCTAAACGAATTAATTGATTGGGCAGAGTGTGAGTGTGAGACGCTAATTGAGCAGGTAGCATTACACAAAGCAGATAGAGAAGAGAAGGCATATCCACTACAGCATAGTCCCGAACCGGTAAAGCGTTTAAGTGTTGAAGACTTGGAACGCATGATGGACAAGCCATAGAAAATAGGCTTAACTTACGCCCCACTTGAAACCCTCATCATTCACACGGTGGGGGTTTTTTGTGTTCCTACCCTGTGCATAACATTAGTCTTAACTAGGTTAAAGGACTCTATCGGGTATACCTGAAGCAAAATTCATGAAAAGGGGGTTGGTCTTTCCCCTTATGTGTTATGTGTGCCTATCCTCACACAAATGCTTGATTATTGAGGCTTTTTCTCTAAATTTTATTAATATTCAAGCCTAGAACGGCTATTTGAAATTTTGAATATAATCAAGAAGAAACGTGAGGCCAGATATACTGACCCCACGCCGAGGAGGAGTGGTGCTTACGCACCGGAGGGTGTCAATTAAGACACACTTAATTATAGCACGGCTAGGTAGGGGTTGTCAAGATGCAATAAATATGATATAATTGTTGTATGGGAAAACATGGAGGGGTTCGGCAAGGCGCTGGACGCCCAAAAAAGACTGATATCGCTAAGGGAGAAGTGGTTGCACAAAAGTTGCAGACCGCATTCCAAGTTGGCTTAGAAGAGATAGGTACTAGTTTACCTCAGCTTATTCGGGCTAGCGTGGATAGTGCTTTGAGCGAGGCTAAGGATGCCGGGGCAGACCGGCGTTTTCTCATAAAGCTATTTTCTGAAATGGTTAAGATTACTGAAGACGATAAGACCCCTTATGCACAGTTGATGCAACAGTGGATACAGCAGGTGAATGTTAATGTGGACAGAGAAGGCGAGGGACGTACTGAAATTATTGAATCTGGAGTTATCTCCAGAGCAAGCGGACGTACTGTTTCATCCTAGCCGATTAAAAATAATTGGTGGTGGTGAGGGTGCAGGTAAGTCTTTCCTCGGAGCGCTGACCGGCGTAATACGAGGTATTGTTGATGCGCACGAAAACGCTTATGAAGAAGACCTACTGTATTGGGTGGTTGGCGCAGACTTTGAAGACGCCAGAAAAGAGCTAGAATACATCCATGAGTGGCTTGACGAGATGGGGTTAGTGGATAACTCTAAGACATCTATCTCCACCCACAAAGACCAGAAGTGTATTCTGACTACGACGATAGGAGCAGTATTTGAAACAGTATCTGGATATGACCCGAAAAAGATTGGACGAGAACAGCCTCAAGGTATTATTGGGTGCGAAATCAGTAGATGGCCCAAGGAAGTTTGGGATAGGTGTTACGGACGTCTTGCAAGACGCTATCACCGAGGCTCTTGGGGGTTTTTCTCAGGGTCGTTTGAAACGTCTGAGGGATGGTTTCCAGAAATGTGGGAAGTGGGACAATCTGGCAACGAGCTTGATGTCACTAGTTACTCGCTCCCGGCTTGGGCAAACTTATCTATCTACCCCGGCGGAGAGAACGACGCCGCTCTAGACCAGTTAAGGGCTCAAACAACTGAACCAAGGTTTATGGCACGGTATGGCGGTAGGCCGCACCCACCCATAGACAGTGTGTTCCCAGAGTTTAAGCATGTAATACACGTTGACCCCAAGGCAGAATTTGACCCAATGGAGTCAACCTATATATTTATAGACCCCGGCGATTTAGTATATGCCTGCGAGTTCGTACAGTTCAAGGGGGATGAGGTTTGGGTAGTAGATGAATTATATGTGTCTCACTGGACACATGAGCAGGTAATGCAGGGCGTACAATTGAAGCCTGCATGGAATAACATTAAAGATGGGGTAATGGACATTGCAGGTACACAACATCATATGGGATTGGGCAGTGCGTTTGAAGCGTGGCATCGGGACACAGGTCTCCAAATGCACGTTAACAAATGGCCCGTTGACGCCGAACTTGAGCGCTTGCGCTCGGTACTCTCTCTTAACCCTAACACTGGTCGGCCTCGCTTGCGTGTTAATCCCAAGTGTCAAGGGCTCATTGCGGAAATGGGGGGAGGTACAGCACCAGTAAATGGTATAGGGCGTTGGAGAATAAAGAATGGAAAGCCAGAACCTCGCAACGACCATGCGTGCAAAGCACTGTCTTATGGACTACTTGAGAAGTTTGGTACAACAAGAATTGATGATAGAACTGTTGTGGTAACTAATAGTTATCTCAGACCGGGTGGTAATAACAGTGTCTATGACAGCGTATTATGGCAAAACCGTGAAGGAGTGAATCCGTGGCAACCAACCTAGACGATTTAGTATCGGCAAACGAACATTACTATAGTGGCGCTAATCAGCAAATGATTATAGCTGATAATCTATACAACCAAAACTTTTCCTTAAATATAGACTTACCAGAGAACATTACCGTACATAGGTCATCTAAGGCAACTCAAATTGTTGACAATCTTAGAGACCAGATACGTGTCGATGAGCCAGTAGTAATATACCGAGAGCGTGGGCCAAAGCAGAAAGACCAAGAGCATAAGGCTCTGATGGAGATGTGGGGACAGCATATATTTACCCAGATATCTCAGGCTGGTATGATTGACCCACTAGGGCAAGCACCACATGACTTAATACTTCGCGGGGCGGCCTGCATCAAACTAATTGTAAGAGAAGATAGTTTAGATGATAAGCCAGCTAAGGTTAGCAAGAAGGCATGGGAGGCAGAGATGTCTCATAAGCCTCATTTTATTGCCAAACCTGTTGACCCTCTAAACTGCTACCCCTCACCATCTAACGAACTGACATATATGATAGAGCGCCAAACCCGGCGAGTAATAGACATCCGAGAATCATACCCTCATTGGAATGACCCAAAGGCTAAGAAGCTGGGTAAGAATCTGGCTGACAATCCTTTGCGAGAAGTAAGCTGGGTAGAGTATTGGACTAGGGATGAATATATCGTCGAGGTTGATGGCGACAGAATTATTGACAAACCTAACCCGTACGGTATTATACCGTATGTTTATCGCTACAGCGGATTGGGTCGGTATAACGCTGACGGTAACCCTAGACATCTAGCGGTGGGGATACTTCACAGCATACGAGGCGAATTGGAAGCCGAAATAGAGATTAAAACGGCTATGCGAGCGGCGTGGCAGTATCATGTATTTCCTAGACTGCTAACTACCGATGACCCATCTCAAGTGGCGCAACAGTTTCAGAAAGGGCCGGGCGCAGTAATCAAACATGCTCCCGAACGTCCACCACAATGGTTAGAATCCCCACCGCCCAACCAGCACATGATGGAATTCTTAGGTTCTATCGAGGAAAGTATTAGACGTACTATACCTGCGGCTCTTATGGAGCGGCAGGCAGATGCTGGAATACATCAAGCGATGCTTATAGGACAGGCGCTCAAGATTATTAGCCCTGTCAAGAAAGCACTTAACTCGATGGGTACTGAGGTTATTAATAAGCTGAGCCACTTGATGTCTTGGTTTGAATTATCTATGTCAGTACAAGGCCCAAGGCAAGGCGACTCTGCTAGGATGATTAGAGCTAAAGACTTTACTCATCATCAGTTTGAAGTAACCTTTGAGGCTACAGACCCAAGCGAAGATGATAGAAGGATGTTGAGTGCGCTGGCTGTCAAGCGAGAGCCGGGCTTAATATCACGTTCCACATACCGAGAGAAGTTCCTCAAGGGCGTCATACCTAATGGCGAAGAAGAGGAAGAGAAGATTATGGCTGAGCAAGTCATTGACCAATTGGTAGGAAGTGGTATAATGGTACAGGAAGTTATGGCGCAGATGCAAGCACAACAGCAACAAGATACTCAACAGCAATCAGTTGATGGTCTTGCCGGGCAGTTATCAGATAGAGCTAGTGGGGCCGCTGATACCGTTGGTGGTAGAGAGCAGGGCTTAGAGGCTATGATGGGTGGTGGCGAAGGTGGTAGAGTACCAGTAGCTTTAGAAAACGAAGGATTGGCTAACGCAGGGGTATAGTATGGAAAGAGATATTACAGGAAGGGCAGTACAGCAAAGCGCTAGAATAGTACAGCGTGTAATGGATAGAGTACATCAGAAAGTACCTTTGGGGCCGAGCCAAGTAAATATGAGTAGGGATGAGTTAAAGAGTGAAATGTCACGTATGCGAGGGGAGCCTATGTTAAGGCTTGCCGAGATACTGGGCGATGACGAAGTAATGAATATACTGCGAGGTAGATAATGTATAATAATCCTTTAATAACCATACCTCGGCTACAGCATAGCCCTAATCAGGCAGGCTACACGCACTCACATCCTCATTCTACAGACCGACGAACTGGGGCTGTAGGCGGTAGCACCCAAGGAGGCGGAACTGGTGGTGACCCTAGAAGAAAGCCTAGTAGCGTGGCTCCAGATAACAACTACCAAAAACCTAAACCTCAACAAGGTGTTCCCTCAAAATCATCTAGTGTAGCGCCGTGGACTGAAAGCTATTTCTCAGGAATGCCGGGCCATACCATAACCCCAGCTAACCAGAAATTTACTTCAAGCGGTGCAACAACAGGCGCATTAGGAAATAATGTTGGCGGTTCTGCCGAACTTGAGGGTGGTGGTATATGGGGTGGTATCAAGGATAAGGCAAGTGATATTGGTAGTAGTCTTAAAGGTTTAGTGACTGGTGACGGTAGCGATGGTGATGTAGGTATGCAGAGTGCATTCGCATCAAAAATTGCACCGCCGTCTGATGGTGATAAAGTAACAAGTACATTTGACGAAACGGAAGATATGATAGGTGGAGCTATTAGTGAGCCGTTCACAGCCCAGCAGTGGGCAGACGCTGGCTATACGCAACGGCCCGATGGTTCTTGGGGTATAGCGCCTGAGAAAGGTGGTATACTTCCGACTATTGGTTCGGCAGGTGGTAAGGATATAAGGGGGGGAGATTTAGAGAAGGCAGAGGATTCTGTGCCTGATGCTCTTAGAGATGATGATTATGATTTAGAGACCTTAAAACAAAAGTATGATTTCCCAGACTATTGGAAATCATCAGAGGCATTTGGTGAAGGTACATCAACGATAGGGGGACGTGAAGGTGCTGATTGGGATGAAGAGAGTTTTTCAGCCGCATATGTAGACTTAATGGAGAATTTTTGGACAAAAGATGAGAAGTTTGGCCCGGATAAGCAAGGTATAGGGACAGCCGCAGAAGAGATTTTTGCTTCCTCAAAAGGTAGGGGCGATGCGTATGTTGGTAGGTTTAATTCTCAGAAAGATTTAAAAAATGCTATAAAATCATTTATAGAGTTGGGGGCAAAGAGGAAGGGGTCGATAAATCTTAGTGAAGACCAAAAAAGAGAAGTATTATATCACGAGCTAAAAGCCTTAGCTGAGGGTAAGGATAATTATGACGAAGAATCCTATAATACATTTGCTAAAGAATACTTAGGCATAACAGATGATAGTATAGAAAAATATGGTGGTACTATTGAAAGAGTAGGGCAGATAAGTGATGATATAGATAAAACAGCCGCACCC